CACTCGCTCCCAGTCACTGTTACCAAACGTGTGTGGCTGAACATAACAATACGTATGTCTTGGTAACGGCCCTGCACCCGAATAAATCATTGCTTCCTCTTCGCTTTTAACTTCGCGTTTTCTTCTCGCAATTTAATGATCTCCTCACGGCAAGCCCACAACACACTGCCCACTGTGAGGAATTTGAATTCTGTAGTTGTTCCAGTGTCGTTAATCTCGTTAGGCAACACGCGGATCAAGTCAAGGATATCGTCTTCAGTTTCCACTGGCGTGCCTTTCTTTTCGTACTTGATCGCGCACCAATACAAGCAACTTACACATCACGTGCGTCTGCGCTGCCTCTTTACCAGCCCGTCTAAGCGTGTCGTATTCTAGTGCGTATATCTCTATGATGTCCCAACGGAGAACTTCCAGTTTACCGTCGTCGCTAATCTTCGCCCACACCGTATTCGGTGCAGCAATTTTTTTAACGTGCTCCTCTGGCACTTCTAAATACGCTTCGTCTTCGCTATTCATTTACGATCTCCTTGGCTAAATTCATCCACTCTTTGCCGTATTCAACGTCTACGTAGTCGCGGAACCACGGCCCACCTCGTGTGAAGTGAACGGCTTGCGGGTTCGGGCAGTCATCGCGGGTGTGCCACCCTTCCAGATAGTTGTATGCAATGGGCAACTCACCGATACATGCGTCCCACAAGAACCGCAGTTGATGTAGGTACATTCCGCTCTCGCGGTTTACGAGTTCGGGCGTGACTGTTTTTGTGTGCAGATGCTCACAGTTCCACAAGATCATGCTCGACCAATTCTTGCGCGGGTACTGATGTTGCGCCGCCCCGTCCATCTTCGTTGACTCTTTCGGCTTGTAGTCATGCTTGACCACGACAGCGCCGTAGTACGGGTTCATGTAGTCCTGCAGCGCAGCGACATCGCCTCGCCAGAGAAAGTCACAGTCCATGAACACCGCCCACCCCTTGTATCCTGCAAGGTGCGGCACGAGGAAACGGGTGAAGGAAAACTCTGTCGATGACAGCGGGTCATGCTCACGCCAGTACAGGTTCCGTTCGCGCATCTCCGACTGCTTGATCGGCTGAATCTCAAGCGGCACGGACGTATGCTTGAGCAGAGAGTGACGGCACACTTGGTACGCGATGTCTTCGCGGCTGTCCCAACCAATAAAGATTTTCATGTCTTCTTGATCCCCTGTGCTAGAGCAAGGAACTTCTCCAATTTCTGCACTGTGATTTCCGTGCTGTTAATTCCAAACACGATCCCGGCTTTCTCGGCAAGTTTGATCACGTTATATAACTCGCCGCCTTCCAGCGAACGGGCGCACTCTTCGCAGTGTGTTTTCTTACGTAGCCTTGGGTAAAGGTTGCAGTAGTCACAAGTCAGTTCCTTGTCCATCCACTGCCAGCCAAAACATATCCGCATCATGGCGCGGTGAAATGCGTGGGGTTTGCGGGTTACTCCAAACTGCTGGACACCCTCCGCGCCCGGCAGTAGCCAACGGCCTAGTTCTTTCTTCTGATGCACAGATGTCATTTCATGTTCTCCCCAATCTCTGCTGCGGCTTTGACAATGGCCCGGCGGGTGGCAGAATAAGGCTCGCCGCTCATGCACTCGTAAGCGTCTTCGCCATCTCCAACAACAACATCATCGTTAGTGTAAAAGCGAATTTTGAGTTTCAACTTCACCGCCAACCGCAGCGCATCTCCGTCATCAGTGAGGGGGTTCCAAGTTACATAATCTTCGTCGTACTCGCTCCATTGCCTGTCGCTGTACTCCATCCCCGCCGCCTTCGCAGCGAGTTCCAAAAGTCTGTGGTCGCTCACCGGACAACCCCCCGTTGTTACGAACTTTTAATAGTTTTCGCTGAGGCTAACGCACATAGCGCGTTTGCGGCGTTACACGCTGCCTGTGAAAACTTCAAAGCATCGTCGGCTTTTTCAGTTTCCGCTGCCTTCGTAATCAAAATAAGCACTTCTTGTTCCTTCATTGGGTTCTAACTCCAACTTTTATGCCGGGTTTAACAAAAGCACTAGGTTCCGGCTTGCCTAGAGCCTCTCGCGCCAGTCGGATGATGTCTTCGCTAATCATGGCTCTTGCACCCATCTTGCGTCTGTACTTTTCAACTGTCTCACCTCAGTTTCCAGTTCTTCAATGCGAGACACGTACCATCTGATTCGCTCACGCATCTCGCGTATCTCTCTCTTGTAGTCGGTCGAAGTGTGAGTCATACGATCCCACTCACGATCCCAATCGTCATCTGTATTTTTCATACACCCTCAAATAGTTTCTTACGGCTTGGCCCCTTGTAATGGACGATCTTCGCATCGTCATGCTTGTGTTCCGGTAAGCATCCATAAACTGATTCTGGTGCTTCCGCGCATCCGTACTTTTCTGCGTAGATACGCAGTGCTTCTTGATCGCCGTACCATTTCTTAAATTTCGGCTCTAGGCTGTTGAAGATAGACAGAATGTCTGCCCACACACCACCGTCTCGCGTAGCCACCATGCAACCCACATAAGGGTAAATATCTCCGATGGACTTGCCCTCGTATTCATCAAAGCGCAGCCCACGTTGCTCTATGTTGAACTTGTCATCGCCGTTGAACGACCGGCGGCAAAACGCAACTTGCGTCCCGCTCAGTATTTCTTCTACATCAATCTCGCTCTGGATGATCATGTCGGTATCGACATAAATGGCGGGGCGGTCGAGTTTCAGATTGGTGTATGCCATGGTACGGGCATACATAAGATTGTCGGTATCAATCTCCGTCTCGTAGCGATCAGTGATGCCCATCACATCCGGTGTATCGGTGTCGGTACACATGATGATGTCTGCGTCGGGGTTATGACGCAGGACGGACTTGACCATTTTCTGTGGATACGAAATGTCCTGCCCTACGTGAAAGAACACAAACGTCTGCCTATTCCTCGTGCGCTGCCCCAAGATAACCTCAAGTTCATTCTGTACTTGATACAACTGCAAGTCCCATGGAGCGTTCATGTTCTCACGCTGAAAGATCTTAACGCCAGAGTACCAGAGGCTCTCGTTGCCAACACGGTTGTTCCAGTACCAGAGTTTGTTGGCGTCAAGGAGTAGAACATCCTTGCCCATCGCCCCTGCCAGATGCACTGTCGCACACGATGGTGAGATCACGACATTACACATCTCTATGAGCGCAGCGACATTCTCCATGTCGAAAAAGGTATCAATGTGCGTGGTGATGAGACTTGGATGAAACCCATCGCCGTCTCTCTGTGAGTCCCCGTACTGTAAGTTGATGAACTTCAAGTGCGGCATATCCAGAATCGGTCGAAACTTCTCCAACGGAACTGACTTGTGCGTGCCAATCACAGGCGCAGTACTTGTCCAAGACAGCCCAACCACGAACTCGTCTTCGCGGATGCCATACTCCTTGCGTAGCAAAGCCACACGCTCTGGGTCAGCCTTCACGTAGCCGGACGAAACATTTTTATCAATGTCATGAACTGACTTAATGAAGTGCTGCGCTAGTGAGGCTATTGGCAAGTGCGAGTCATGCTCAGACATCTTGACCCGCGCATTGTGAGATAGGAACTTAACATTCTTAGCCTTGCATCCGCGCTGAAAGAGATTCGCTATCCGCAGATCAATCATAACGGTGACTTCATCCACCTCCCGTGCCAGTGCTTCAATCAGCGACCCATACAAAATCTGATCACCGATACCCTGCTCACACCAGACAATCGGGCGACGTAGCCCCTTGCCCCGCTCCCACTGCGGATGCTTAGTACGGAGTATGGGAGACTTGAATGACTTACTCCCCCACCGCCGCTCGTAACCCTCCCACCCTTTCTTGAAGTCGCCCATCTGCAGGGCTAGAAGTCCAACAGTCCATCCTGCATCGTCGTTAGTCGGTTCAAGTCTTACGGCTAGATCAAAGTACTTCCTAGCCGATTCCCAACGGTGCATCTCCCAATGGCATCGCCCCGCCTGTAGCGCAGAGGCAGTCAAAATCGGGACAACGCTATTTAAGTTTTCCAAGTAGCCAATTGCATCGTCGTACTTGCCCTCTTTCGCTGCTTCAAATCCTACCTCATAGACACGTTTTGCCATGTCCATGAGGGTTTGGGTTTTAGGTTTTTCTTCGCTCACCAGTATTCTCTCCCTGTCCCACGCTTCGCCGCCCACTCTGGATTAGGCACGTGCGCCCACTCTCGGTGTGCCTCGGCTTTACGCCGTCTCCACCAATCGATAAATGTACGGATCATGTCATCTCCTGCGGAACAAGTTGGATTAGTCCAACGGGCATTGACACAGCGGTCTTGTTGTCCCCACGCGGGTAGATCAGTACACGACTTGGATGCTCAAGCATCAGCGCGTTAGCCACGCCCTTCTCAATGCCCTCAAAGTCATCCAACACGAACACGGTCTTCTCGCAGACAATTTTAGACAAGGGTTCGATGTCGGGCTGACTCAAGCGACCATCCAGATAGATCAGATCGATACTAGGATTTTCCTCTTCTGCCAACTTCTTGAACATCTCTGTTGATGAAGTTTTTGGAAAGTAAGTCACCATGCCCCTAGTATCTACAAACGAGTTAGGAATGTCGTTTGACATGTCGCAAGTATCGATAGACACATATTTGTCGGCCATGTACATCGCCATCGTAGATACACCAATAAACGTACCTACTTCAGCAATGGTGCTTGGCTTAAAAAACTTTACTAAACGATACAACTCAGCAGCATCGTTCACACTCAGCGACCCGGTGTTGTATTCAGCCTTGCAGCGATACTCCTGCCTATCCGCAATCATGTCTTCTATTTCTTGCCACGGTACATTGCTCACTTTCTCATCCACGATGTTCCAGAACAACTCACTGAATCGTCGTCGTCCAATCTGTAGTGAATTCATTTTTTAGCCTCTCTTTCGGTTAACATAGCGTCTGCGTAGGTATACGCAATTCGTGCTGCTTCTTCGGGGCGCATGACAATCCCATGCGCTTGAATCAATGCGTTAAGACTGTAACCAGCCATGTAATCACGCAAAGTCATGCCATGCCCCCACCATTTAAGACGGTCGCCTTCTAATTGCGGGAAGGCAAACTCGTTCTTGGGTTTCATGTTGCTTTCTCCCTAAACCAAAACGTCGCTACCCATTTCTCCCCTCTCATAACGGGAAGCCCTGCGTGTAATGTCTTAGTTGAAGGATGCGGCCTGTCATAACTAAAAAACACAGCGTTACCTTTCTGGGCCGCAACTTCCAGACCTATATCAGTAAAGCCTGTGCCCCCGCCTTCCTCCGGTGTATTTAGGTAAAGTAAGACTGTGCCCAAACGTTGCCCCGCTCTTTCAGTTAGTTTCCCTACACTCTGCGTATCTGGACGAAAGTAATCGTAGTGAGAGTCGTACCGTCCACCGGGAAGGTAATGCAACACTTGAATACTCTCGTGATGTTTAGGCAACCAATCAAACATCTTTACCAACCTATCTTCTATCTGCGCGATCACTGGAGTTTCGGATAGGCTAAAAAACATTCCTTCGCTAATCCTTCCATCGCTAGGAACATTTTTACCCGTATCCCCATCCACAACTGATGAGTCCTTCAGCCTTGGACGGGCTAACTCAATCAGCAAATCGCATTCGTCTTCACTCAGCAAGTTAGAGAAAACTTGAATAGGTGGAGTCTTTAGCGATAAAAGTAATCGTACAGAGGCAGGCATATCCTTTAGTTTAGGAACAACGTTAGCGACTCCAATCTCTTCTCGCTCCTGCAATACGTATTCAATGACACCACGGGCGATTTTTATGGGCCATCCTGCCTCAACCATTGAGTTCACCATCGACTGCCTAGAGCAACCACGGTCAACATTGCTGAGTACCCACGCCTTCCATGCGTCATTGAACGCAGGGGTGTTCACGCAGACTTCCTCGCTTCGATCTCACGATTCAGATACCACGCGGCCTTCTCAAGATCCTGCACAGGATCAGAGTTCTTCTTACCGGCGCGGCTCACGTACTTGATGACGTTACCCAAGCGGTAGTTCAGATCCTTCGCTTCGATGAAGTCTATGGTCTCAACGCCACCGGCCTTGTAGTGCGCGGGATGATTGACGGGATCAGACTGCGGGAGCAACGCCTTTAATTCGGCCTTCGTTTCTTTCACCGCCTTTACAATCTTTGACGGCTTCTTGTTTTTATCAATCCACCGCACGTAATACACGTACTGCGGCTTTACCTTTACCAACTTTGCGACCGTGTTGATCGACTTGCCCGACTTCAGAAGGGACAAGATTTTTGCTTTCTTCGACATAATTTAATAACTCCTTGCGTAGATTTACTACGTTTGTTTCATCGACTACTAATGCGACTCCACCCGCTTTGCGAATGTCGTCGTGATGCTTCAACTGAAGCGCGGTGGGCTTACCACCGTTTGCCTTACACTCTATACCATAAAACAACCCGGCGATACAAATAATAAAATCCGGCGCCCCAGAAGAAGAGAAGCCAGTTCCCATGGGCATCGTGTAGTAAGCGCCAAGGTCATTCAGCACCTCCTTCACTTTCTTTTTGACTCTTCCTTCCGGTGTCAAGTTCCGCTCCTCCAGATAGTTCCTTCAAATATTCATCAGATAAAATAATTTGGTACATAGAGTTACCCACAAGCCAGCCAACTTCACGTAAAGCATCAGACATCTGCGGCTCTTGAAGACGGTTGTTCCCAACAGAATGAATCAATACAAGTTTCTCTTTAATCAGTTCAGGCAAAGTGTCGAGCGTAAATCGTCTTATGTAATCTTTACCCACGTATATAACAAACTCGTAGTAACTCACTCGGTGCATCCACACCGCATGATGATTCTCCAAGTACCCGTCTTTGATGGGATACAGTGAGGCACTAACGTCTAATAGACTCATACATAATTACCTCACATCGGGAGCAGCAATACCTTGGCAGAAATGTGACTAGACCACGAACGCGCTGCCCCCATCTCCGGCCAGAAATGATCGCCGTGTTCAGAGAAAAGACTATCGTCCGTCGCTCGATGCGCCTTGAGCATGGCAATAGAGTACTCCAACCCACACTTCAACGGTTCAGGAATACAGTCAAACGACTTGTACCATTTAAATTCTACCTCTGGCTTGATGTATTGATACGGAGTCTCACTGTGAGCGCGTGTGTGAGGCAGACGCCCCTCCGTAACATATTTATCCAGTGCTACACGCACAGGCTCGGGGCTGATCGCGCCCAGTATCACACCGTCATTGATGTCCGTGATGTAGACCCACTTGTTACCGTCAAAGAAGTCATAACTCTTCTTGATAGAGTCTTTGAATCTATTTGTATTCTCTTGGTAGTTCCTCACCACAGAGTCAAGTCTCATCTTACATTGAGACGGTATATCTATAAGTGAAATATCACCCATGTACGCCCTAACTAGCAGCGTAGTCAACTCAGAGTCAAGCGGACTAATTTCTGGCCGTCCACTGACCCTGCGACCATTCAAATTGTCTATAAAGACATCGGCGAACTCTCGTACCAAGTAGTTAATTTTATCCTGCGCGTTCCTTACGGCAGATTCAAACAGCCCGAAATTAGGATGCGATGAGCCTTGTCTGAGTTTGGCCTGCACGTACTTGGGATTGATTGATGACAGTAAAGTCTTGCCAGGATTACGCTCAAGACCACTCCAAGGTACGTATGCCGTAATCTGCTGGCCTGCTGTGGTCAGTCTTGCGATACTCATGCCAAGCGGTGAGACAAGGTTCAAGGCATACACCGACCCGTCATCGTTAAACATTACCGTACCGATACGCAACTGCTTCTCTGCCGTGTTGTACATCGTAGCGGCAATCGGAAACAGACTACTGGCGATGATCTTTTGTTTGGTAACAGCGTCGTGCTGCCCCTCGATGAAAAAATCTTCGATGTTAAACTTAATCTTACTGGTTCTAGCCATGATTAATTACCTCTTGTTGATAAATTAAAAACACCGTATCAAATGATACGCTTAGGCTTTCATCACCACGCGCTTGCCCCCACTTGGCGGCACAAACTCTTCGCGCCCACCTTCCTTGATGATCCAGATAGCCGGGATGTTTGTATTCCATATCACGGGATCTTCCACGTACCCGTCAGTGAACACCACCATGCAGTCTGCGTTAAGATTATTCTTAGCGATGTACTCACTCACACATCCGGCACGAGTACCGCCACCACCCACAGGCTTGAGCATACGTCCGATCTCTGAGTAGTTACCCTCAAAGACCTGCTCACCATGCACCTCGGTGTCCCACCAAAGAATCCGTATACGTTCGGGCGGCAGGGTATCGCACAGTTCTTGGATGCGGGATGCGACCTTGGCAATGTCCGTGTTGTCGATAGAGCCGGATGTATCAATCGCCAGTATCACCTCACCGATCGTCTCGTTGATCGCACTTGGCAAATAGATGTCATCAGCCACGCGCCGCTTATTAAACTTACGCCACGTGTACTCATCGGCCCCACGTACATGGGAATTCCAAAAGTCTTGGAGTATCTCGCGCCAGTCAATCTCGGGCTGCATCAGATCCTTGATGACACGCGGAATCTTGGCACCGAATCGTCCTGCCAATGTCCCGCCTTGATGGATTGCCTCATCAACCTTCTGCGTAATCTTCTCCAGATCGCCCGGCTCCATGCCTTGGACAAGATCTTCTCCATGTTCATCGAACGATTCTTGTGGGCGACCACCACCCTTGCCCTGCTCCTGCTCCTTCTTCAGATACTCGTACACCCTACGGACAGACCACTCGTGGAACATAGGGTCGTAGAAACAATCCTTGGGCAACCTGCACAGAGTCTTGTCTTGGATGTTCATGATGATGTCATTCACCACGTAGTCCATGGCAATGTTGGCAAGCCGGGCATTCTCCTTCATCAGATCCTTGTGACGGGGAATATGCTTGAGCATCACGTGTAAAGTCTCGTGCAAGACAATCGCACGGATCTCCTCGTCAGTAAGTTTCTCCATGAAGGCACGACCATACCGTTTGTTCAGCCCATCGGTGTAAGCCGTAGGACAGTCGGCAGGGTTGTCCACAACAGAAGTCTCCCCCATCAAGATCACACCACCGTACAGACAAGTCTCTGGATGACGGATCAACTTGACGTTGGCCTTCTTCAGCCGTGTTTCAAAATCTACTTCGCGCATGACTGCGTTCATACTGTTACCTCTTACTAGTTAGACCACCCATCAGACCAGAAGTTCAATGTTCTTCATGCCCCACTGACGCATCTCGTTGTTGTTACGCGCCAGTCGTGCCGTGCGCTTGGATTCAAACGCCATGGAGTAAAAACAATTCTGAACCTCTTCAGACTTGATACGCGCAACAAACTTCATAAACGCAGTCAGTTCATCCTGCGTCTCGATCACATCCACTGCACTGAACATGGCATGGAACAGCACCGCCGGGCGCTCTGGAATCTGAATGTTCTCGGGATCAGCCAGAATGTCCTGCACCTTGACCCACTCCTTCTCCATCGCCATGAACGCTGCGATAGATTCGGCAAACGCCCCGCCACAAAGACCTGCCATGGCCGCCTGTGTCACGTACTTGCCTAGTTTGTTAGTGTTCTCCACCACCTGACTCGCACCGACCAATGATCTTGGCGTGACGAACGATGTAATGGGCTTGGCCGGATCGAATATAAACGGGTTCTGCTCCTGCCCACCGTCAAGATACGATGCGAGGCACGATGGGTTCATAGCCACCCAAGCACGGACGATGCGAGATATACTATTATCCGTCGCCCACACACCCCACCGCTTGGCATCGGGCTTGCGTACGTTGATCACACACAGGCGGTTCAGCACGTGCGCCGACAGGGTATCGCCGACACCATCAGATGAATTATTACCCGTTGCGAACACGATAGACCCAGCAGGCAATTTTACATCGCCAACCGTGCGCTCAAGCATCAGCCTCGTAAAGATGACTTGCAGAAGTTTATTGGCCTTGCTGATCTCGTCCAACATGATGATCTTGGGCTTGGGGTTATCAAGCCGAAACAGTTCGGACACGTAGGACTCCAACGATTTAGTCTCGTGATTCGGAATCCGCATCACTACGTCCGACACATCCATCACCGGGCAGTCTGCGTAGATATAGTCATAGTCCTTGCCCATGACCGTCTCCAGATTCTTCAGCACCGTTGACTTGCCGATACCCGGCTCGCCACGCAGCAAGATAGTCCGGTGATGCCCAATTGTTGCGATCAGATTCGGCACATCGCCCAGTTCGACAGGCGTATTGAAGTTAATAGTCTTGTTACCCACAGTCATTACCTCTTAGTTAAAAGTTTACACAGTCACTACAGTTATCCATCGCATCGGTCAGTATTTCGACCGCATGAACATATATAAGTTCCTGCTCTGGAGATAAATTTCGCGTGTCAATTAGCGCCAACGTCTCCGCTAACGCCATAATTAACTGTCTCTCCAACGGACTCATACAGTCGCCCCGAACGTCTTCAAGATGTCATCAATAGATTCTTTAATCACGACACGCTTGGTGTCTGAGTTCCGCAGTTCATCAATCGTCAAACCGTCCAATGCTTTCGCCAGTGCAGCACGGGCTTGCTCAAGTTTGGGGTCAGCGACCAAGTTAAAGTCCCGAAACGTCTCGCACAACTCGCGTGCTCGCTCCAACGTAGAGTCATAGAGTCTGCGCTTACGCACCTTGACCTCGCCGTTCTCATCCACAGTAGTCTCAGTCTCGCAGCAGTAACTGATCGACTCCATCACATCGACCAACTGCTCAGACTGCTTGGACAAGATATCCTCGACCATGCGCTTGGCTTGCTTCTCGTAGTGCAAACTCATGTCGTTCAGCAAGTCTTGGGATATGGCACAGCGGAAGTCACCTGTCGGCACCTCGCTCTGGATTAAGTCCACCGAAAACCTATGTCGTAACTCCGCCGCGTCGGGGTACTCCGTCCGGTCGAACATATCGCCCTGCACAAACGCCATGTTACTCACGATAGTCGGGTACTTGTCCAAGAAGTTGTCCACCAACTCCATAAACTTCTTCTCATGCTCACGGTATTCTTGGTGAAACCGTGCAAGGTTCACGACGGGTAGTAGGCGTTGCGATCCCGCCCAGTCATAGGTATGCCGCTGCACCCAGTTATAAATAGTCTGTCGGTAGTTCAGCACCGCCTTGTGCTCGGCGTTATTGGCAAGAAGATTCTTCACAAACTTGCCGCTGTCCTTGCTTGCCTTCTTAGCCGACGTTACTTCGTTGCTGATCTCACGATCCTGTACCGTCGCGTTCCATACGTGCGATTCCACTGAGACCAACACACAGGCAGATGAAAGGGAAATAATATGGTTCGGCTTGTTCAGCAGGGTATTTTGAGTATTTTCTGCGTTGTTCATACTTGTATCCACGTTGTCACCTCTTTAGTTAGCCGTATCATTTGATACGGGGTTGTTTGGTTCGTCCGATTTACTCTTCACTCGGTCTAACTTGTACTGCAAATACCTACGAAACGAATTCTCTACGAATATCTTAGACCGCAAGTCTTCCTGTAAGTTCCGTAGTTCTTTCAACTTTTTTGTACATTCTTCAATACGTCTGGTCAGATCCTCGACAGTATCTTTAATAATGTCTTTATCGTCATACCCACTCACGGTTTATCTCCACGACAATCCCACTCGTGATACGTATCTACTATGTCGTCCCCTTCCTCATAGGCAAACAGCACCTCATGAACGACGGCAACGGAGAGCCCCAACGATTCGGCAATCTCGGATTCTTTCATGCCGTCCTCGTAGTGCAGTTCAATAATCTTTAAGTCTGTCTCGTTCACTTCACACCTCCTGCGTATCAATTGATACGCCACACGCTGCTAGGAATCGGTCTCGGTTGAAACGCGGGTTGTCCCGCTGGAGTACGGTCGTCAATTGACGACAGATACCCTCATAACTCACGGAGTCACCCGCCGACTCCGCCCGCACTGCCGTCAGTGCCGCTACCATCAGTTCATAGTCTTTTCTGGTCATCGGTAAAACCCACCTTTGTTGTTGATACCCTTTAGATCCTCGCGGTTCGTCACCACGATGTAGTTGCTCTTGTGCATCGGCACGATGGTTCGACGCTTTGGCGGGTGGGCGCACTCGCTACGCATACATATCGTGTAGCCTAATTCCCACCTCGCCGGGTTCACTGGGGTGCTGCACTTCACGCAGCAGAAATCAGATTCCATGTCGCACCTCTTGTCTGTCTTACCGTATCAATTGATACGGTGTGGTTGTCTCGCAGGACGGTTTTTGCCCTGCACCCTATT